CTATGAGGCCAGGTGTCATGAACTCGGCATCGACCTCGATCGCGGGTTACGGTTTCCTGACCGCATGAAACATTGACCGGCGGCGCGACTGCGGCGATAATGTAAGACGCCTTTTGACAGGGGCGTTTGATAATTGCGTGACGATTCGTTTTTTTTAGGGCGTCTTTCGGTCGAAGGACTCTCGACTCATTTGTCTTGTTTGGGTTCGTCGCGCAACGAACAGGACAAACTGTCAAGAGTCAGAGTCTTTCGACGGAATGACGCCTTTTCTCTTTCTGCTACGAGCGCCAGGTTTCCACAAATGAAAAAGATCAAGACGGCAAACAAACGACCGGCGTTTTTGTTTTATACCGGCGATTGGATGAAAGACCCTGCCTTGAGCATGTGCGCGCCCTCGACGCGAGGCATTTGGGTCGACCTGCTTTGTGCAATGTATGAACAGGATCACGACCGAACGGGCATTATTCAGGGTACTCTTGAGCAACTTGCGCGAGTGTGCCGATGCAACGTTTCGGAACTCAGAAATGCTCTCGACGAACTCGAAAAAACAGGCGCGGCAAATGTTACATTTCCGTTACATGTAACGCCTGGTAACAGCGAAATAACGGTCACGTCGCGACGCCTGTATCGCGAACATATACAAAGGACTTCTACGGCCGAGCGGGTCGCAAAGCATCGCGAGAAACGAAAATGTAACGATGCTCTTTCAGTTTCAGTTTCAGTTTCAACTTCAAAACAAGGGAAAGTAGTGGAACAGAAAGAGGTCGATTCGCAAGGCGCCTCGACGGCCGTTTCTGCCTCGGTCGATCTGGTTTTTGATTACTGGCGCGTGACCCTCAAACACGCGACCGCGAAATTGACGCCGAAACGTCGCGCAAAGATCGCGGCCAGGCTAAAGGACGGCTACACGGTCGAGGACATCAAGGCCGGCATCGACGGGAACGCCTCATCGGCCTTTCATCAAGGCGACAATGAGAACGGCGGCCGGGTTTACGATGACCTCGAACTCATCTGTCGGTCAGGCGAGAAACTTGAGCAATTCATTCAGATTTCGAAAGGAACGCCGAACAATGGGATTATTCGACGAAATACATCACGCCGCGAAACTCGACACGAACGAATCAAACGCGAAACGCGAGAACTTTTCGCGCCTCGAAATGATGACCCGCTTAATTCAGCTATCGCGATTTTTCCGAGGGCTATCGGAAATGGAACCGACTGAGGCCGCCGAACAGGCGGCGACTTGGGACGGGTTCGGTCTCAGGATTATTCCCGACGACGATCTCGCCGAGGCATTCCGTCGCGCCCTCGAAAACTTTGACGACTCGCGACCGTTCGGCGCCGTTTGGGTTCGCGACGCCTGGCACTCGATCAGGCGCGAACGATTCGACCGCGAGCGGCCGCCGTCGCGTTCCCGCCGACCTGGCGATATGACTTTCGCGCAATGGTTCGCCAAAGATCGCGAGAACATCGAGGCAACGTTTCCGCCGGACACGATCGCGATGATGAAACGCCTTTTTGACAAGCGGGTCGAAAAGGACGGCGAACCCGAACCCGCGCCTCGCGTCGATGACGAACTTTGCTATTACTGCAACGGCACTGGATGGCAGGCGATCGCGTACATGGGCGAGGGCGGGAACGAAAATATCGGTTTGCGATTATGTGCATGCTCATCGGCGCCGGCCGAGGTTATTCATTCCTGCGGCACTTATCGCGACCGCAAAGGCGACGTGATCGCCGTCAAACCCTCCGAACCCTTGCGCGAACCTGACTATCGCAAACGCCCGAACTCCGATATTTGGGAACCCGTCGGAAAGAGAACATCGGTTTACGGCGATTAGGGCGCCCGTCACGGCGTTTTTAGCGCCCGACTGCGGTCGTAGTACCTTTTGGAATTATTAGAGGCGTCTGAGGGCTTTAAAATGCAAAAAGCTAAACCGAGACCGAAACCCTATCCCGAACCCGACCTCGAAACCGACCCGCGGCCGATCACGAGCGCCGAGTTACACGATCACATTCAGGCGGCGATTTTCGGCCGGCCTTCCGGCGTTCGTGGCAAGCGGTTCGATCAGCTACAGCGGCGACTACACGATCTTGTCGACCTCGGCGATGACCTGGCCGTCATCGAGGGATTTATCGAACGCATCAAGGCCAGTGCCGCGACGAAATATCTCGACTCTGAAGGCGTCTCGATCTTTGTCGCCTCGATGGAACTCGACGCGATGAGGCGCGAACGCGAATGATTAAAATAATTTCTAATGCTTTTCTCGATCTCTACAATGGCGAGGCACTCGCGACCCTGGCGACATTGCCGGCCGACTCGATCGACGCCTGTATTACTTCACCGCCATATTGGGGATTGCGTGATTACGGAACCGCAACATGGGAAGGCGGCGCAGATGAGTGCAATCATCTCGTTCCGTCAAGGCCACGTGAGACGCGACCCATCAATGGAGATTTCCACGGTGCAAACTACGTAACGATCGCGCAGGATACGAAAGCATATGCAGGCACTTGTGGCCGATGTGGTGCATCTCGCATAGATCAGCAGATGGGTCTTGAGCCTTCGCCCTTTGAGTACATTGAGAAGATGGCAGCAGTATTCGAAGAAGTGCGGCGTGTGCTGAAGCCACAAGGAACGTGCTGGATTGTGATTGGGGATAGCTATGCAGGGTCGGGTAAGGGCGGGGCTGAGCGGGGCCACGCCGGGAAGGTACAGACGGGCAACCGAGGTTCTTGTAATGGGACGATGATTCGCGGTTATAAGGGCGACTCAATCAAACCCAAAGACCTCTGCGGTATTCCGTGGCGGCTCGCATTCGCACTTCAAGAGCGCGGCTGGTATCTGCGATCTGATATCATTTGGGCGAAACCGAACCCGATGCCGGAATCCGTTACCGACCGATGCACTCGATCGCACGAATATATTTTTATGCTTACGAAATCGGCGCGATATTTCTATGACGCCGAGGCGATCGCCGAACCCTCGAGACTATTCGACGACCTCAAGGGAACCTCGAACGCCGGCACACTAAACCGTCGAGATACCGGCATTCCTCGCACATTCCAAAATCATGACCTGGCAATGTCGTCAGGTCGTGCCGGCGATCTGCGAAATCGGCGTGACGTGTGGACAATTCAAGGCGAACCGTTTGGCGACGCGCATTTCGCGACGTTTCCGACGAAACTTGTCGAACTTTGCATTAAGGCCGGCGCGCCGCCTGACGGCGTTATTCTTGACCCGTTCGGCGGTTGTGGCACGACCGGCGAGGTCGCCGTTAAACTCGGCCGCCGCGCGGTTCTCATCGAACTAAACCCCGAATACTGCGAAATGATTCGAAAGAACCTCGGTCTATTCGCCCTGGCGACCTGACTCGGCGTAGAATGCGAGGCGTTAAACTTTCGAAATCTCGCAGGAAAGGAAACCCCGAACAATGGCAAATAATCCCAATGACCCGAACCGACCGCAAGGCCTACCACAAGGGCAACAAGGGCAACAAGGCCAGCATGGCGACGTAGATGTCGATGATCTCGTGACGTTCCTCGATCAAGGGTTCGCGAGTGTGCCGACACTCGACAATCCTCAGAAACGCGAACAGATCAAACGCATTTTGCAGCAGCACCAGCAAACGCAAGGCGACCCTAATGCCGCCACAAACAAACCGTTTGACCCGAACCGGCGTTCTTGACCCGAACGCCTCGGTCTATGGCGTCATACATTGCCGACTGTGCCGGCGCGTTCGTCCTATGCTCGAATCGCCGGCACCAAATAGACGTATCGCCAGAACCTACTATTGCCGTGTGTGCCGCCGACCTGGCGCCGCGGTCGATCGCCCAAAATATGTCAAATGCGAAACGCGACCGTTCGACGCGCCTATTCCTCTGTGGCTTTTCTCAAAACGCCTGAAGTGGAAAGAACCCGAACCATGAAACTTGTGCAGCAGGTCACATTGACTTGGGATGACTTGATTGTGTTGGAACCCTTCCTCGGTCAATTACTGGCCGAAATCGAGGCCGTTCACGACGACCCGACCGAGCGATATTTCTGTGCTAATGAATTGTGGTATGGCTACAACAGGTTTCGCGGTTGTGGATTTAAACAGTCTTTATCTTTGTGTGTCGGCCGTCATCGCGATAATCACGAATTAGGATTCGCGCCGCCGGAATTGTGTACGTCGACCGCCTACGATGTCGCCTACGAAAAGTTATATAACGCCTTGCCTGACTGTCGAAATTGTTTATGTATGAAACTATGACCCCTGACAAATTGACCCCTGTCAAATTGTCCGGCCTCGCGTTCGAATTTAACGCGACGTGCCTCGCCTGTAACGCCTCGGCGCCCTTACGTTGCCTCGGTCAATGTTCAGTTTGTACTGGTCACATTTGCGTGTTTTGTTCTATCCTCGGCCGTTGCCGACCCTGCGATTTACTCGGCGACATCGAGATAAACGAAACACAAATAAATATGCCTAAAGTATTACGACGTAATAAAAAGTATGGCCGGTAAAAAAGGCCGGTCAGGTCGACCGACTAAGCTATTTAACCCGCGCGTTCGTCAAACGATCATCGACGCTATTCGAAACGGATGTTATATCCATGTCGCCGCACGTGCCGCCGGCATCGATCGCGCGACGTTCTTTCGTTGGATGGCCGACGGCGAACAACAAAAGTCGGGCGTATATCGCGACTTCTATGACGAAGTAAAAACTGTCGAGGCCGCATGCGAGGCCGAATCTATTCGCGTTATTCAAACGGCCGGCCTTACCACATGGACGGCGCGCGCATGGTTCCTTGAACGAAAATATCCCGAACGTTGGGCGCGCCGCGAACGCATAGAGACGACCGTCGAACCCGAACCTAATGTCACGACCCTTTCAGATTCGGAACTCGAAACCCTCACTGCAATTGAAAGCGAAAGCTGAACTCGAACTAAGGCGCCGACGCGCCGCCGGCCTCGGCGTTCAGTTATTGCCTCATCAAACGCCGCCGCCTGGCGACTGGCACACATGGTTACTTATGAGCGGTCGAGGCGGCGGCAAGACATTCGCCGCGGCCTATTACGTCGATCGCTACGCCTCAAAGAACCCGACCGCACGAATCGCGATCATCGCGCCGACTCTCGGCGACGCCAGGAAAACATGTGTCGAGGGCGAGACCGGTATCTTGTCATTCAATCGAGGCGTCAGGTTCAATAGGTCATGGGGAGAACTCACATGGCCGAACGGCGCCAGGGCGGTCTTATTCGGCGCGCATACGCCCGACGACGCCGAACGTCTGCGAGGCGCGCAGCATGACCTTGTATGGTTCGAGGAACTCGCCGCCGCCAGGCAGCTAGACGAATGCTTTGACAATATGCAATTCGGCTTACGCCTCGGCGTGAACCCTCGACTCATCGTTTCGACGACGCCGAAACCTCGCAAGCGACTGCAGGCGATCATCGCTGACCCTTCGACCGTCGTGACTCGCGCCGCGACTCGCGACAATCCGCATTTGCATGAAAGCGTTCGCGCCCGGTTATACGATCGATACGACGGCACCCGACTCGGCCGCCAGGAACTCGCCGGCGAGATACTTGAGGACATTGCCGGCGCCTTGTGGACACGAAAGACCCTCGACGATCTGCGGGTCGTCGCCTTTCCTGACCTGGCGCGAGTCGTCGTCTCGGTCGACCCTAGTATCACGGCCGGCGGCGCCGAGTGCGGGATTACGGTTCAGGGCGTCGACGATGCCGGCGTCGGATACTTGCTCGACGACGTGTCGACTCAAGGCACGCCGGCCGAATGGAGTCGCCAGGCGGTCGCCGCCTATCACCGTTTCAAGGCCGATCGCCTTGTCGCCGAGACGAATCAGGGCGGCGAAATGGTTCGTCAGACGATCGCCTCGATCGACCCTCGCGTTTCTTATCGCGGCGTGCATGCAAGTCGTGGTAAATTCACGCGCGCCGAACCGATCTCGGCGCTATACGAACAATGCATCGCCGAGGGCGAATTGGTCGAGACGGCCGGCGGTCGAGTACCGATCGAACAGGTTCGACCCGATGATCTAGTGTGGACTCGGCAAGGCTTACGGCGTGTTCTTTGGGCGGGTCAGACGGGCGAACGCGAGACGGTCGTCGTTCACTATGACGGCGGTTCGCTGAATTGTACGGCCGATCACCCTATCTTTTGCCAACGTGGATTTATTAAAGCCGTGGAACTTGTTCCTAAAACGGATATACTCACCGTATGGGACGAAAACAAAGATATGTGTGTATCGAATGCGCCGCGCCTGTTTGGAAACGCGATCGCCGCTGCGGATCGTGTGCTGCGATCAAAAGATGGCGAACGCGCGAACCTAAACGACCGTTCGTGGAATTTAACGGCCGACGTTACTATCGCCAGGATGACGGCTATTGGCGCGCGTCGAGGCACGCACGATCCGGCCTTTTACATCGCGCAGTTTGGGCGGCGGCCAATGGTCGCATTCCTGCCGGCCGACACATCCATCACATTGACGGCGACCCTGGAAACAACAATCTCGCGAACCTTGAACTCATCGCCCCCTCGGAACACGCAAAGCGCCATTACGATCGGTCGCGGTTCTATACCGACAATGTGCGCGCTAAGATACGACGCGCACGCATCGAACATTGGAAAAGAGTGGAACCGCACGCCGCAACATGCGAACAATGCGGCCGAGTCTACGAAACCCGATGTTCTAAACCTGTTCGATTCTGTACACCGACCTGTAACGCGAAATGGTGGAATTGGCGCCGTCGAAAACTGGCAAAGGCGCAGAGTCTATAATCTGCGCGTCGAGGGATGTCCCGAGTTTTTCGCCGGTGGGATACTCGTTCATAACTGTAAAATCCATCATGTCGGCGTCTTTCCCGATCTCGAAGACGAATTGTGTAGTTGGGTGCCGGGCGACGCATCACCGAACCGACTCGACGCCCTTGTTCACGGGTTCACAGATTTAATGCTTTCGAAAAAGGTCGTCATGATTACCGCAGTATGACCGACGCGAACGACATCGCATGGACTATCACGGTCTTTCTATTTGCCGGCGCGTTCCTCTGGCGATACTGGAAGTGGGTTAAGGAATGAGCAAACCAACGATAGATGAAATGCTGGCTGAAGTTAGTCGATGGGAATCGTTTTACACGTTGAAGGACTTCTCTGATGGCAAAGCATTGTCCCAAGCCATCCGCGCCATTCTCGAACAGCACCGTGAGCAAAAGGATGGACTAACGCAGGTACTCGAAAATGCCATCAAACGTGAAGCGCAAATCGAAGCAATCCGCGCATTCGTGGAGCGGGTGGAGAAGCGCAGTAAAGAATACGCACCCAAGGGATATTTGAGCCAGCAGTATTGGCACGACGCGGTGGTAGACGAACTCGCCGCGATGGAGAAGGAAGCAAATGTCGAACAGCAGTTATTTTATAACCGACACATGGAAAAAAAGATTAAAGACCCTTGTGATTCGCGAAAGGCCGGGTGTTTATGCGGCGTCGATGGGTGTTTAATCACTCATCGGTTACACGTACACCAAGTCATAGATGACGTACATACGGTTTTATTCACCGATTACTAAAGGACGGCGAAATGAACATCGTTCAAAGATCGATCAAGAGTCTTTATGACCTGGCGTTTCGCGATATGCCGCCGGCGACGACGGCCGGCGCGCAAGTATTCTGGCCGGACTGGCCGAGTCAGTCGAACGCCGTCGTCTTGAGCGGTCGAGGCGCGCCGTTCGAGTCGAGTCTTGTCATGGCGGCGGCCAATTGGGCGGGAACCGTATTCGCCGAACCGATCGTTCAGGTCTTAAAGCAACGGGCGCCGCAGGAATGGGAACCCGTTACCGACGCGCCCTTAACTAAGCTGTGGGAATTGCCGAACCCGTATTATTCCGGCGGCACGATGATGAAAGCGATCGCGTATTACTGGCTCACGGCCGGCAACGTGTACATCGGCAAACGGCGCGACACTAACGGCATATGTCGCGAGTTATGGTTAATCGATTCGGCAATGGTGAGGCCAGTCACAGAGTCGCCCGACGAATTTATTTCTTACTATGAGGTCACGATTCGGAATCAGGCGACTAAGGTCGATCGAGGCGACATCATTCATTTTCGATATGGCCTCGACCCTTGCGATCATCGCCTCGGCCTTTCGCCTCTGACGGCACTCTATTCGGAGATATTCACGGATGAGGCGGCATTTGCCTATTCAAAGAATAGTTTCGGCGCCGGCGGCATTCCGCCGTATTTCTTATGGCCGAAACCGAACGCTGATTCGATCTATCAAATCGATCAGGCGGCCGTTAAGGCGTCGCTCATCGAGGCGACGACCGGCAAGAACCTCGGCACTCCGGTCGTATTCTCGGCGCCTATGGACATTGGAACGGTCGGGTTCTCGCCCGATCAAATGGCACTTAAAGAGTCGCACTCACTACCAGAGGAAAGAATCTGTGCTGTGCTAGGCATTCCGGCGTTAGTGTTGGGTTTCGGTTTCGATGAGCATGCGACCTATTCGAACTATAAGACGGCCTTAGAGGCCGCCTGGCAGAACTTTGTCATACCGACCCTCAAACTATTCGCGACCGAACTGACGACTCAGCTATTACCGGAATTTGCGAATACGCGCGGTCAATGGGTTCAGTTTGATACCGGCGAGATTTGGGCGTTACAGGCCGATGAGAACGCGATCGCGAAACGCGAGGTCATGAAGTTTCAAGCGGGTCTAGTGACAAGGAATGAGGCGCGCGCAGAAATGGGAATGCAGGCATTAGACGAACCTGGCGGCGAAGAATTTCTAGTTACGCCGGCCTCGGCGGCGCCCTCGACCTTGACCGACACGAAAGCATTATCGGTCGATCAAAACGACGAACTACGCGCATGGTTCAAGCGATACGCGCCAGGCGATGCGGTCGGCATGCTCGACGCCGAGGTCGAGAAGGAATGACGGTCGACGTTCGAATAACAGTACTCGCGCATGACGCCTCGATGCCGACGATCAGGCCGTGTGCATGCGGCGCCGAGGCGGTCGAATACGGTCTCGGCCTTATGTTCTATGTCGAATGCGAACGCGCCGCAGTATGCGCCAGGTCGACGCGCGTGAGTTGCTCGACGCGAGTCGGCGCGATAGGGCGATGGAACCGACACTCAAAGATCATCGATACTCTAATGAACAGGAAAGGAAAGGTCACATGAAAAAACCTAAAGATCGCGAGATCGACATGACGAAACCCAAAAAGACGACCTCGAAACCTAAACCCAAACCGAAAAAGAAATGACCTGGCGATACGACCCTAAGACCGGCAAATATACCGACCCGAAAGGGCGCGTGTTAAGCGACGCCGAGGTTCGAAAGATTCAGGCGTCGACCGAGGCGTCACATAAGGTCGAACTAATTGCCCTGGCGGTCGCCTTGTTGTTATGGCGGCGTTCTAACGTGCGCTATTCACAGGCGGCCGCCATGACGATCGATGAGATATTCGAACTTGTGCCGGCCTCGATTCGACCGCAGGTCGCAAGGCGGGTTCAGGCGTTAGGCGGTCAGCTATCGCCGCCGTCGTTCCAAATTAAGCTACAAAGCGAGATCGACAAGTCGCATAAGGTCATGGCGATGATCGGCGCCGGCGGGTTCGCCGCGGCCTCGATCGCTACATGGAACTATGCGGCGAAACGGGTTCAGTCAGAACAGGCGTTCGCGGTCAGGTTCGCGGCGGCAATGAATGGCGGCGTGACGCCGGCAACGGTCGAGGGCGAACCGCCTCGCGACCCTGTAACGCCGGCGCAGACGATCGTTAGAACCTCGCAGTATGCCGAGGCGACTTACGCGACGATGAGCGGGTCGACCTCGATCGCCAGGCGTTCGGCCGGTCACATCGAGGCGCGCCGCATACTTGACCCGGAATCAGAACACTGCAAACCCGACCCCGATCGCGGGTTACCTGATTGCCCTTCTCTGGCCGAGGACGCCGACGGCAATCAGTTAGACTTTGCGCGCATTGAAGATGTCGTGCCGATCGGCGAGACGACATGCGGCGCCCGTTGCCGTTGTTGGATAAATTATCGCAGGGTGAAAGACGATGCCGAATCGACCGTCGCCGCCGCATAATCAAATACTCTGCGACCGCTGCGGCGCCCTTGTGGCCTCGACTAACGGCCGGTTTCTGAAGTCGGTCGTCGTCTTGTGCGGCGAATGCCTGACGAGAACGAAATGGTATCCGCCGCAAAGAGTAATTGACAAAAAGATTAAACCTGACAAGATGTGACTTAACGTAATTTGGGGCGTCGAAGAAATTCGACACAAGTTTCGCGAATGGCGCCGCGAATATCCTTCAGGTATTCGCGGCGTTATTTCTTTTTAGCGCCGGCCTCAGAAAGAAATAGCAGAAATGGCGATCGACAAACGCGAGTTTGAGGCGAGTTTCAAGATGTTTGAGACCGAGGGCGGGTTCGGCCGGTTCAAGGGCGTCGCCGCGGTCTTTTCGAACATCGACCGCCAGGGCGACATTATTCGACCTGGCGCCTTTGCCTTGACCCTCGGCGAATTTATCAAGAACGGGTTTCTCGCAAATGCTCATGACTGGTCAAACCCTGTCGGCACGATCGAGACGGCGATCGAGACCGAGGCGGGTCTTGAGGTCGAGGGCGAGTTTCACTCGACGCCCTCGGCGCAGCTAGTACGCCAGGTCACGCGCGAACGCCTGGCGCGAGGTAAGTCGGTCGGCATGTCGATCGGGTTCGGCGTGACTGATTTCGAGTTTGAAGAAAAGACGGGGATCAGGGTCATTAAGGCGATCGACTTGTTCGAGGTCTCGATCGTCACGGTTCCGGCGAACCCTCGCGCGCATCTGGCCGGCATCAAGGCCGCGGTCGATGAGGATAACGAAAAGGTTTTCGAAGGGCGTCGCGTCGAAATGCGACGGTTAATTCTACTCAATTTGAAAGGGTCAAAAGACTATGTATTCCACGGAGATCGGTAATCAGGTCGCCGCATTGCGCGATCAATTCGTTAAAGCGACGGCGATCGAGAAACCGACCGCCGAAGATGTCGAGACGGCCAAAAAGATGCATGACGACCTGGCGGTTCTCGAAACGAAATACAAAGAGGTTCGCGACATCGAGGCCGCCGGCGAGGCGACAAAGGGCGCGATCGAGGCCGAGGCCGCCGCAAAGGTAAATGCCGAAAAGGCCGTCGGCCTTGTGCCGTTTGGCGGTCGACTTGGCACAGATACAAAGGCGAACGGCGCGACGCCGAACGTCTTTGACGGTTTCATTCAGTCGTCGGTTTATAAGTCGATGACGAAAGCGGGTCATCATCACGGCGTGAGTTATTCGGTCGAGGTTCCAGGTCTGATAAAGGCCGCCGGCGACCCGATCATGTCGAGTCAGTTTACGCCGATCGTGACCGACCCGTCAGCGCCGCCTTTGCATTACGCGCCGGCGCCGAGCGTATATGACCTCTTTCGAGTCGTGCCGATCACCGGCGCGGCCTCGGTTCGGTTCTTCCTGGCGACGATGCCGGTCGCGGTCAATGGTGTGAATTGGGTCGCAGAGGGCGCCGCGAAGCCTGAAGTACAGCTAAGATGGACTCCAAAAGACGCGCCTCTTGAGGTCGTCGCCGAATGGACGGCCGTCACCTTGCAGGCACTCGATGACGTGCCGCAATTGCGCGCGGTTCTTTTCGATGACCTGCGAAATTTGCTCATGTGGAAGATTAACGACGGCCTTTTGAACGGCAACGGCACGCCGCCGCAAATACTCGGCATCACATCGACGCCAGGCGTTCAGGCGCAGGCGTTCGCGACCGACCCGATCACGACAATTCTCGCCGCAATTACGAAAGTAGTTGCAACGGGCGCCGGTTATCCGACGGGCATCGTCATGAACCCTGCGGATTGGGCGGCCGTCAGGTCGACCGTCTCGGCCGGCGTTTGGGTCTTTGGGTCGCCGACCGAATCAGGAACCATGCGTCTTTTCGGCGTGCCGGTCGTGACGACCTCGGCGCAACCTGTCGGGTTTGCTATCGTCGGCGATTTCTCATTCGGCACGATCTTTGAACGTTGGGGCGTGACCTTTATCGTCGGTCTCAAGAACGACGACCTCATCAAGAACATTCAGACGATCGTATGCGAGGCGCGCCTGGCGTTAGCTATTCGCCGGCCGAGTGCTTTCGTTAATGCCGATCTGACGGCGCTATAAATGCGAAAGATCGCAGACGAAACATGGTATTTGACGCGCGTCGGCACTCGCGTTCGACAAAGGAACCGACGCGCGGTCAGCTTACTTGTGAGGGCGGGTTCAGAGTTTGACGATGCCGACCTTGTAAAGTTTCCGCTTGACCCGTCAGAGACAAAGGCGATCGAGGCGCCGCCGGAAAATAAGGCGATCGAGGAACCTCGCGAGAAAAAGAAACAACGATGACGACGACCGAGGCGAAAGCCTATATCGAGTTATACGGCGCGACCTCGACGCCGCCGGAACTCTCATCGAGCGAAATAAATCAGTTAATAACGGCGTGCATCGATGAGAACGGCGAGGTTCCTGACGACATGCTCAATCAATGTGTTGCCGACGTATGGTTAATCAAGACGGGTCGAGTTACCGATCACCATGACGTGACGGTCAATGGTCGAACGTTTCAGGCGTCGCAGGTCAAAGCACACTGTGAGGAACGCGAACGGTTTTTCAGGCGTCGATTACCGGTCAGAGTTTCGTAGCAACTTGGTGACTGTCGGTTTTCGTTCCTTTCATTTGAGGCCGGTCGAGGCCGGCCGCATTTTTAAAGGCGAATTGGATGAGGTTCTCGAATCCGTTTATGAGGTTCTCGGCGCGTTCGGTCTTGTCGGCCTTGTTGCCGTCTTAGTTCGCGAGTTTCTCAGAATACGAAAGGCGCGCAAATGATTACGTTAGTCTCGGTTTTGCTCATGATCGTCGGCGCGGTCGTCTATATGATCGCGGCGAATGCAAAGGTCGCCGAACTCGGTCGCGTCATGTTTGCGGCCGGCGCGTTCGCCCTGGCGTTCTCGATTAACGGTTATTCCGTCGGGTTAAAGTAAATGAAAATATTTTATACGTCAGGCAAAGAGAAGCTATTAAGCGAGACGATCAAACTCGCGACCGGCGACGTTCGGTTAATGCCGATCGACAAGACGCTATATAGCGCACTTGTGACGCATGCGTCTCTTTCCGATGTGCCGGCCGGCGCGAGGGTCGCCGCCGGCGTCACGACTACGGGTCGAACGTTCACGTCGGGTTCGTTCGATACGTCCGACGTGCCGTTTCCGGTCATCGCGCAAGGTAAGACGGTCTCGGCGTATATCTGTTATCAGCAGGGCACGGGCGACGCCGATTCGTGGCTTTTGAGTTATACAGACGAACAACCTGACGGGTCGCCGATTCTCTTTAGCGGCAACGGCGGCGCGATGCAGGCGCAAACGCCACAAGGCATCATTTCGATCTGAGGAAGGGCGAAGAAATGGCGACGTATAGCGAAATTTGGGCGCGATCACAAGACGCAAATATAAACGCGCAGATCGGCGTCGCGATCTCGACGCAAGCGAAATACATTCTCGGCACCTCGGTCGAGGGCGATGCTATCCAATGGGCGACCTATGCCGTCGGGAACCCTCGCGCCGAGGCGTCAAAATATCAGGTCGTGATTTGTACCGACCCTGCGGTCGCCGATGCAGTCGCGCCGACCGATGAGAACATTCAAGCGGCGGTCGATGCCCTGGCGCCGACAATGATTCGAGCATATGACGCGAGTCTCGCGATACAGGTCAGAACACGATGATCGGATTACCACATACTTAACGGTTCGCGATTCTGAACTCGACCGGCGTGACCCTGGCGGCCGGCGCGGCAAAGGTCTATGCCAGGCGCCGACGCATTGCCTCGGCCGATGGTCAGCTATTCTTTGAGGCCGCCGAGGCGGCCGTTTACTCGAACGCGGCGACGGTCGCGACTGCGGTTTCGGATGTCGGCGCGACGATCTCGAACGCGACCGACAAGTATTTATCAGGCGACTTTGTGTTCGAGGTCACGACGACCGGCACGCCGGCCGGCGACGCCTTTCTATATTTGCATCGCGCGACCGACGGCGGCGCGGCACACTGGCCGGACACGACACTCGGCGCCGTCATGGTGAAACTCAATTTCACGGCCGCCGGCACTAAACGAATCGACTTCAGTTTGTAGAACCCGACTAAATGAATGGCGCGTCATGTTACAGGTTCAAGTAATTCTTTTTTAAGCCTATCAGCGCCGGCCGTCTCTTATCCCTATACATTAAGTTTGAGGTTCAAGGCCGATTCAGTCGCCGCGTCGGCGATCGTCGTCACCTACGGTCAGGCGATTACGACATGGGATGCCGACTATCTCTCCATTGCGTCGACTGGCGCGACTGCAGCATCTGGCAAGGCACTAACCTTTGTCGGCTCATCGAACGTCGGCACGATCGGCGCGAACGACTGGCATCTCGGCGTCGTGGTCTTTGAGTCAGCATCAAAGCGAACGATATATCTTGATAATGCGGCGCAAACGGCGACCGGAACCGATGTCACGCCGGTTCCAGGTCTTGACCCGAAATACTTGACGATCGGCGGCGTTTTGGTTTCCGGCATTTATCCGCCTTTCGCCTTTGACGGCAATGTCGCCGACGTTGCCATGTGGCACACGGCATTAACGTCGGCCGAGGTCACGCAATTAGCGACCGGCGTGCCGCCTGACGCGATTCAGGCGTCTAGCATTTTAGGTTACTGGCGACTGCTACAGGCCGGCGGCCTTGAGTCGAATGCCGGAACCTTGCCGGATTTAACGGCAAACGGAACCGTGCCTGCGACGGCCGACCCTCCGGCCTTGTCGGCAAAGATCACGACCCTGCTTTCGAATAGCTATCGCGACTATTTGCCAGGTTCGAGGATAGGGTCGCCGGCACTCGATGACCCGTTAAGTCGGAACCTCACGGCATCGTTACCGATGACCGAGACCTATACTCAACAGATCGCCGACGTTCAGAATGGCGCCGTCTTTACCGTGCCGCCTGTTACCGACACGTATTTTCGTTGGGACGCCGACGGCGGCATCAATCGTTCCTTTACTAATTATTCACTCGAACTTGAGGCACTTTGGAATAATCCAGGCATCGGTTATGTCGTGCCGTTGCCACCTTTGAGTTTTTCGTTATGGGCGAAAAGTTTTTACATAGACGGCACGATCTTTCACATGGGCGTTTACGGCTATCATACCGGCCTTAAACTGCGATCTGACGCGCCCGACGGCATCGTTCGGGTGCACAGGTTCGCCAGCGCCGCGAACGATCTTGTTTCAGATGTGCCAAGCACCTCGATCATGCGCCAGGACACATGGGCGCATATTACGGTCACGTTATCGGCCGACCTGACGCTAAAGCTATATTTCAACGGGCGCCTTGAAGGTCAGCATCAAAGCGCGACGCCGCAAGCGGCAATGTCACGCGCGCGTTTGTTCCTGGCGAACACCGAGGGCGAGACGTTTTATGGCGGCGTTCGCGATCTGAGGGTCTGGAACACCGAAATAACGGCCGGCCAGGTTCTTGAGTTATACGCGCGAGGATACCGAAAGAACGCCGGCGAATATATCGCGGCACGATCGTTTCCGCTCATCTTTGACGTGCCGCCGGCGCCGCCGGTTCCACTAAGCAAAGTATCGGGAACGCCGTTAGTTCGAGGCATCGGCACGGCGGCAACGGGCGCCGGCATCGGCGTCGCCTTGTCGGGCGTTCAGACGACGACCGAGACCGTCAAAGGCATAACTCAAAGGTCGACCTCGGTCGCCATGTCGGGCGTTCAAGGCGCGGCCGCAGTCTATGGCATCGGGTTCGCCTCGACGGGCGCCTCGGCGCGCGCCCTGGCGAACGCGCCGACGGTCGCATTAGTTCGAGGCATCGGCATTATGCCGACTGGAACCTCGACCGGCGGCCAGGTCGCAAGGGTCACCGGCCTCGCCTATGTCGGCGGCATCGGCGCGAATAAGCTGGTTCAAGGTTTCCATTCGTCATTAGGGTCGATTCTTTATCCGGCCGTCCTCGATCGCGAGAAGCAAATTCTATTTGGCAAGGGCGCGACCGCGACGTTTTACTCGATGACTCGATCAGGCGAGACCGTCCTCATCGAACTAAAGAACGGATGGTCAGCGAGGCGAATACCGACGATCGAGTCAGGCGCCGATGAGCAATGGCGGGTCGAGGTCACCTCGATGGACATGACATGGGCAATGGTTCAGACGATCGCGACGGTCGAGATATTCGCCGCGACGACCCAGGAAACACAAAGGTATAGGGTTTTACAGGTCGAGAACGCCATGAAACCTGGCCACGTGTATTTACTGCGATGTGAGGCGATCGAGCAGAAATGAACAAGATTCCGCAACCGATCGGCGCCTTAATACCTGGCTTTACTAATATCGATGACCCGTTTCGAAGGTTTGTCGATTCGGCGAGTCTAGTCGTCGTCGAAAAGATTGACGTAAAGATGGAACCGATCGAGGCCGGCCAGGTCGACGCCTTAGTTCGGCACATCGCGCGCGATATTCAGGCGCAGATCATCAGGTCGTTTCGCGACCCTAAGACCGGCCGAGTTTATCCCGACGGCAAAGGCAAAGGCGGCACGTATCGCGCCTCGGCGCCTGGCGAACCGCCAGCGATCAAGTCGGGCGATCTTTTGAACGCCACATGGCGAGGTCTCACGTTTCCGTTATTACTGACGGCCGAACTTACGATCGATACAGGTTACGAAACGTTTCTCGAACTCGGCACGACGGTCAGGCGCAAAATGGCGCCGCGGCCTTACGTCATACCGGCGATCAACGAAATCCTGTCGAAGTTAGTCGAAAGCGATGTGATAAGTAGTTTCGAAAGGGTCACGCCGGCCGACCTGGCAAGCGGTTCGAACATATGACGACGCCCGACAACGAAATTCGCATGGCACTTGCGGCCGAGATCGAGATCGCGGCGCCTCTGGCGATCGTCTGGCCTCGATGGGTTCTCGGCATCGACCCTTCCGACTGGCCGGCCGTCATGCGATCGGCAAACGATCAAGGGCGGGTTCATGGCTATTCGATGTCGAGAAGGTCGTCATCGAGTGTCGGCGAAATGAGCGCACACGTCTCGACCGAATCGCGTTATGTGATCGTCGCGGTTCACTATTTCGAGGCCGGCAACGATTCGACTAATTCAGAGGATTTGTTCAAGGCCGAGATCGACGCGATCAGAAATCGACTCGCGATACATTCGCCCGACGCCCTGGCGGTCTCGAATCACACCGAATTACAGGTCGTCATCGAGGGCATTCAACAAACGGGCGCCGAGTTAATACATTGGGCATGGCTAGAACTAACGGTTTTATCTTGTTAATCGATCGGAGAAAAGAACATGGCATATAGAACACGAAACACTAAATTGTGGGCGTCACATTTGCCGGAAAACCCGTATAACACGGCGCCGGCAACGGGCGCAGATTTCGACGCCCTTGTGTCGAATAATCCGTTTTACCTTTTGCCGACGATCGACAAGACCTCCGACGCCGGCCAAATAGGAACAGGGTCGCATTTCGCGACTCATCTTTGTAATGATTACTGGTCACAACCTGGCGTCGATCTTTCGACTCAGATCGCGCTATTCGAAATCTACGGGCGAATATGGTTGAGGGCGTTCGGCGGCACTGTCGCCGATACGGTCGGTTCAGGCGGCGGTCATTTGCACTCGGCAAAGATGCAAAGCGAGGCCGACGGGTCGCAATTGCCAGGAACCTCGATGATCGTCGAGAACGGAACCGAAAAGGTTCTAGAGACCGGCATGGTCGTCGGTCAGGCGACCCTTTCAAAAACGCGGCGCGACCGGCCGACCCTCAGTTATTCGCTGGTAGGCACGGCGAACCATGTCAATCCTCACACACTGACGGGTTTGCCGCCTTACACGTCGTCGGCGCAATGTCCGAAGTCGGGAATCACGGTTCAGTATACCGATGAGGCCGCGACCGTCGTCGACCTCGGCGAACAGGGCTGTGATTTTGTCGACCTGGCGGTCGCCTTGAACAATAACTTACTTATCGGTGATCGATGTCCGTCCGACCCTGAACTTACCATGCCGATCGCGCCGCCGAATGGGACGGCGAACGTCGTCACAAGAGTGCAACGTCAGGAACAAAGCCTCGACATCGGTTTCACGTTCTTACTTGCCGCCGAAAATCCTGAATATGACCGGTATTTAATGAACACGCCTTTGACGAATCTCAAGATCGGCGTCAAAGGCGGCAAGATCGGCGTAACGACTGACGTGTTCGAGATCGGCGTCGTCGTGCCAAAGTTTTACTTTCGCGCGGTTCAGGCGACCGACAATGAGGGCAACGCGAGTTATGGCATCGCGGTCGAGGTCATCGTTCAGAGTGTGCCGGCCGATATGCCGGTCGGTTATGTGAGGAACGACATAACCTCGAATTTCAAATGAAAGGGAACGAATAGTTTTGTATCCATTAGACGAAAGAACGATCGAGGTCGAGTTAAAGGCCGAGGGTCACACTATCAAACACCGGTTCGAACGGCCGAGTAAGACTCAGCTAATCGAACGCGAGTCGCGCGTTAAGAATGAAGAAATTTCACTCGATGACAATCAGGTCGAGAACGTTTATGACGACGACGGCGCGAATGCGCGCCTCTATGACGACTGTATCCGCGAGATCGCAGGTTATGACCTCGGCGACGGAACGATCGACTGGCGGCCGGTCACTGACGAATTAAGGGCACTTATACCGAGCGAACACAAGATCAAGGCCGTCGCTGCAATGTATATGTGCCAGGGTCGCATTGAAAAGGCCGCAACTAACGGTCATGTCGAAGGGTTTCGCCTGTTAGGCGCGACCGAAACGCGGGTCGTCTTGAGCCTCGGCGATCGCCAGGCGCCGGCGTTCGAGATCACGCATATATTAAGGCGGCCGAACGAAAGCGAATGGACAAGTTACCGGCGCGGCATTCAAAGAACGATTCAGATTCGAGGCGCGATGACGCCTCGGTTCAAGACGACGACGAACCTTTCGGCCGCCGTCGCGTTCTATGACGCCTTGATTACCGGCATCGAGGGCGCGACCTTGAACGGCGAGGCGTATTCGGCGGCGAACCGCGAGGCGTTCCTTCAGGCGATCGACCCGATACATAAGCGGGTCATCACTCGCGCCTTTGCTGAACATTGGGCTGCGGATTTATCGGACTGACGACCGCTCTTTTTAACGCCTTTGTCGCCGAGAACGATCGCGACGAAAAGAGCGAACGCGATGAGAATGACCCTGACTTTCCGTTCGAACTCGCCTTGCTTATGGCGCGCGCGATCGACCTCGACGAACTGCATCAAGTCGGCGCCTCTTTCGATTATCCGAACGCCCTCGACCTTGAGGAATGGATCGCATTAAGGGAACTCCAAAGGGCGCGGCGCAAGATCGAGGCCAATGAGATACAAAAGCAAAAAGACGACGCCGAAATGAAAGAACGCGAACAGAGATTAAAGGCGATGACCGGCAGAACCTGACATGGCGATAGTAATTAAAATCAGCGCCGACACGCGCGAATTTGAGAAGGACATCAAAGAGGCCGCGGTCGAGGCCGCGAAGGCGATCGAGACGACGACCGGCAAGGCCGTCACCGAGGCACGGGCGGCCGCTAATTCACTCACACAGAATAATTCTCTCGGCGGGTTTTCAGGGTTTGCGAATCGAAATTCGGTCACCGGTCTATTACCTGGCGCCGCTAGTTCGGCATTACCGAACCCGGCCTCGATCGATCGCATCACGGCGCTATTCGGCAAGGCAAACGCCGAAATGGCCTCGGCACAAGGCGCATTGTCGGCACTTCAAACAGAGTCGGCGGCAGTCTCTGGCGGGTTTTTAGAAATGGCGTCATCGATCGCCGCGATCGCGGCGCCGATCGGCCTCGCGATCGCAGGCGTGACGGCACTCGCGACGGGCGCCGTTAAGGCCGGCGAGGCGATCTTTGACATGGCGAAAGAGGGTTCGGCCGCGGCGACATCTTTTATTGTTCTGGCCGAGTCGACGAATACGACCCTCGACGCCGTTCAGCGGTTGACCGTAGGCACT